AAGATGATGCATCAGAAACAATTTGTTCTGTGCTATCAGCAAATTTCTGACCTGTTGCTGTTATGAAACTTAACATCTGAAATAAAGTAGAGGAAGGCTCTTTATAGGGGAGAGGGATAATTGCCTTGTTCAAGTCTACTCCAGTTGCTTCTATCTCTTTAAATTCACCAGGACTTATTGGTTCATTATCGCCAACAAGTCGTACACCTTTTGCTTTGAATCCTCCTGGTAAGTTTGCAAATTGACCTGCGTCTACTAGACTTCTCATAGCTGCTGTTGCAGTCATAGTAAGATTGCCTAAGAAGTGCATCAAGCCAAACCCATAAAATCCAAATCCAGGAACAAATCTGTAGTGGACAAAATGGGAAATCTTTTGTTGTTGTTTATCTTCTTTTTTATAATTTCTTCTAATACTTAAAACAGTTCTAGATTGCTCTTCCACAGTAACAATGTAGGGAAGAGCATAGTCTTTCTCTATTTCAAGATAACAATGCTGTTCTAATAATGTATATTGTGGGTCACTACTTTCTGTAGGAGATAATCCTAATATTGTATCCATCTTTTCTGAGAAAGATGTAGGACTAGGATTAGTAGCTTCAGGTAATTCTACATCATCATAGATACCTGTACGCATATCTCTAGCTAAGTCTACAGGACTTCTATAAATAACATGTGTGTATCTATCTGCTTTACGTAAGTTAGAAGCATAGTATGAAACATAAAATTGGTCTATAGGAACAAATTCAGATACTGGTCTTTTTAAGTTAGCATCATAGTATACTTTTTTAAATGCTGAACCTATAAGAGGTAAATGAAATAACATTCTTTCAAACTCATCAAAGTATTCTGGCATTTGCTCAGTTACTTGATAGTTCATAAAATCTTTTACTCTATTAGATTGTAATTCTTTTTCAGGAGTTACCTTTCCTAATATTTGTGTTTTGATAGGACCATTACTTGGAAACATTTCCTGTATGGCTTTTGATTGAAACTTAACTGCTGATTCTATTAACATAGGATGAACAGCAGTACATGCACCTTCAAAAGGTTCACTTGCATCTTCTATCTTTAATCCTAATAAATCAAATCCTCTTTCAAACATTGACTCCCATTCAGCTCTGGAATCTTTGTCTGCTGTATAATTATTTACTGTATCTTCTGCAATTTGTATTAACGACTCTTCATCTAAGGTATCAGCTAAGTTACCATACCACTCTTGCGTTTCACTTTCAGGTTCCATCTCTATAGTGGTCTGAGTAAAGTCTACAGTAACTCCCCCATCTTCGTCTGGTTCGAAAGTAGGTGAGTCTGTTATCTCTTCAATTTGTTCTGGAAGTTGTACTACATTTGATATTGTTTCTTCTATTCTATCAAATGGATTTCTTTCTGTTGCCATTATATTGCCCTCTGTGTATTATAATTATTACTACGCATTACCATTCCCCCTTGTTTTTTTACTTCTAATATTTCATCTACTTGATTTGGATACAACAACATTAAACTATCGTTTGCATCTGATGTACCTTTTTCAAATTTATTATTATAAACAAAAGAATCAAAATTATGTTTATTTCCTAATTCTCTTAATTTTTGTAACCAATAAACTTTACCTTCATTTGAACTCCAAAAATCAACTTCAGATGCATCATATTTATTTTTATAATTTCTTGTTGCAGATACTCTGTATTGTTCAGCTTCATCAATAGCTTTTTTAAAATCTTCTTTAATTGCTTTATTTGTTTTTACTCCATCAAAAGCTTTATTCCAATAAGAAGGTATTCGAAAAGCTGAAAGGTCATTAATTTCTAAAGCTTTAGTATCTTTATTTATATTTAAAGGTAATGTTTTATAAACATTTTTTTTACCTTTATAGTTTCTAGTAGCTTTAATATTATCTGTAATCTTAGAGTCTAAAGCTACATGTACTCCTATGTCTGCATCTACACTTCTTCTTCCTGTAGGATTTAAACCCTTTTCTTTTATTAAAGAAATATTTTCTTCTGGAGTAGCATGATAACCTTTTAATTTATCATCAAGAAATTTACTAACTTTTTGTCCACCCTTTTTAATATATTGAGAACCTGGAACAAGAATACCTGCTAAACCTCCTATTATTTGAGGAACACCTAATATATCTCCTTGCATAATTTTAGCAGAACCTGTTTGTGCTTCTTTTATATCAGAAGCAGGAGATATTACTTCTCCAAGCATAGGAGCTACTTTACGCAATAAATTTAAATATTCATCCATTGCATAATTAGATGAATCTTCTTCCTCCTCTTCTTCTGGAGAAACTATTTCTTCATCTAAAATAAGTTCATTTATTTCTGATTGTTTCATAATCCCCTGTTAATTCTTTTATTATAACACTAAGTTCTCCAGTATGCAACCTTTTTCTTTTTAGGTGGGTCGTCCCAATCTGGGTCTTCAGGATGCTCAAGGTGCCATGACTCTTTCATGTAATGTATTGCCATTGTCATTGCATCAACTTGGTCATCATGTGCTGCATGTGGAAAACGTAGTAACTCTTCTAATAAGTCTTCTGACCATTTTTTATTATCTGGTATCCATACTCTACCTGCTTCCATCATAGGAGTTGCAGAATAAACTCTAGCTACTTTATCTCTATCTGGTAGATATTCTAAAACAGGTAGTCCTGCTCTACGCATATCTTGTATTAATGATTGTCCTGATGCTTTCTTTTCTACCATGCATACATCAGGTTTATGTTCGTGATATAATTTTTGAGCTAATCGTCTTAACTCTGGATATTCAAATCTACCTTTTATGTTTCCTAATAGTATTAATTGTGATACATAGTTTTCATAACCATCTTCATTTTCTTCATAGCTATGAAATATTCCCCATGTTTGTATTACACTAAAGTCTGCAGTTCTTGATGTGGAGAACGCAGTATCATATGTTTGTATTATAAATTCACAAGGTGGTGGTGCATCATCTTCCCAAAACTGTACCCACTTCTTTTTTATTATTCCTCCTTCATCAGGAGTTGGGTCCTGCATATACAAGGAGTTCCAATATCTTGCACCATTAGAAGCTTTAATCTCTGCTTCATCTACTTTTAAAACATCATCAGGCTTCCATTCTGGAAAATAACTACCACCTACTGGTAATTGTAATAATTTTGATGAGTCTTCATCTAACCAGGCAGGTATACGCACAACTTCCCAAGGAGTTACAGCATAATCACCTACATTCTCTTGTTGTTTTAGTAACCATCCACATAAATCATCATAATGGTACCTAGTATTTATGATTAAGATAGAACCATTGGGCATAATACGTGTTCTTAGTCCTGATGGGTACCATTCTTTAACATATCTTCTACCTGCTTCAGAGAAGGAGTCCTCTTCAGACATCACATCATCTAATATAGCTATGTGTGCACCTCGACCTGCTATCTGACTTCTAACACCTGCTGCGTAGTACGTGCCATTCTGTGTTGTTTTCCATTTACCTGCAGCTCTAACGTCACTTCTTAGCTGAACACCTTTGAATATGTCTTGAAATGTTTCATCATTAACAATATCTCTAACACTTCTACCAAAATCAGAACTTAATTGGTCACTATGAGACACAGTTAGTATTTCATGCTCTGGGTTTCTACCAATATACCAGGCAGGAAACAGTTTAGAACAGATAACACTCTTAGAAGAACGTGGTGGTAGGAATACCATGAGCCTTTTTATCTCTCCAGACTCTAGTTGTTGTAGTTTTTCACTTATTACTTCTATGTGTCTTCCCATTTTCCAATCAGAAACAAGTGTTGGAGCCATCAAACAAACAAAATCTAAGAAACTATCTTTAGAATAAGTGGTGTGAACTTTATTGAGAGTACTATATAGATTAAAATAGTTATTTATAGATTCTAAATCTACATTATTTTCAGTTATATTCATTGTATGTTATTATATTACTTATAAGAAAACAAAAAAAGAAACAAAGATAAACAAATGTACTTTATGTTTCTAATATCTTTATATATTATATATAATTATACACTACTCCCCCACTCGTGTCAACTATTATTTTGTTTATAAACCTGTTTTTTGGTAAATATATGGCACCCCCCTATCTAGTATATATGCATGTGTGTGTTTTTTTTCTGTGGGGTCTAGTATATACTGTATAGGTCTAGAGAAAACAACATAAAGGATACCTTATAACTCCCTAATTGAGAATTATTATCAATGAGAATGCGAAGCATTGAGAATTAATGTATCAGTTTATAAGGCTAGATAGTAAAGCACCTTACTTAATACATGGCACTCTATGGGCTTTATATTTGATTTAATAGCTATATTATTTATATATCTTTATATTACGCAAGGTTGCGTAAAATTTAAATATTAATAAAATTAATACTTGTATTAACTGAAAATTAGTATAATCTTAATAATGCTAGATACTTTTAGTATTTAGTAAGTTTTAAAAGATACTTTAAGTATTTAGATTTTTAAACTTTTATAAGGAAAAATAAAATGACTAAAAATATAAATAAAAAAACTGAAGTAATAACATTTAATAATAACAATGTTAAAGATTCTTTTATTACTATGTTTAATAATGAAACAGAATTTGAAAATTTATTTAATTCAAATATTATGAGCAATTATGCTGTTATCATTATTGAACAAATTGACCAAAATATAACAGTTAATGAGCAAGGTATTAAATTAAAGAATAAATCTTATTTAAAAGATTGTTTATTAGCATTAGCAAGTGATAACCATTTACTCGCTAGTTATGATAGCAAAGTTAAAAAGCATTTGAATAAATCTAAAATAGATAGATACACTAGATTTATTAACAATCCAAACTTTTTAACTGATTTAATGAAGTTTTCTAAAGATAAAGAAATTACATTAAAATTAATTGCTAGTTATTTTAAAGAGAAGAAACTTACTTCTCAAAATGAAATAACAAAGTCAATAAATGCTAATGGTCAATTTTCAGATAAAAGCAAAGCACCAAGTGGCAATGTAAATCAATCTGAAAATAATAGTAATAAAAGCGATACTTCAGAAAGTATTGAAGAATCTAGCAAAGATAAAAAAGATAAATTTGCTAGTGCTTTGGATAATTATTTAAATTGGGATAATGAAACTAAATTAATGGTAGAATTATTTGCTCAATCATTTAGAAATGATTTACAAACCAATAATAAAAATTTTGAAAGCACTAATAAATTTTTAAAGAGTAAAAATATTAAAGGTGTTAAACTGCCTAAAAGTGCTTAATATAAAAACTCCCTATAATCCCTATGTATTAATTTACATAGGGATTTTTTTGTGTCAAAATTCCAACACTACCCCTCCCCTACCCTACCTATATATTTTTTTATTATTTATTTTTATTTATTTTTTTATATGAAGTGAACACGACCATGACGTGAACACGATTAAATATTACGCAAGGTTGCGTAAAATAGTATGAAGTGAACACAATATATAGATAAAAATTAATGCTTGACACAACCTGTAGATTTGATATGATGGTATCATAATAAGGAGAACGACTATGAAACATAGAATAACATTACAAGATTACGCAAGGTTGCGTAAAATTAATGAACAACCAAGACGAGGATTTTCAGATTTACAAAGAGAAGTAAAAAGTAAATTAGGAATGAACCAAGCATCTACTATATGGGATACTATGAAGTATATGAAGAACAAACCAAATAACAAAGTGTTACCAATGAGAAAACAATTTTATGTTAGGGAGGTATAAATGTGTAGCTTAATGGATTACAAAGTAGAAAAAGATGAAGTGAACACAGACAAAAAAGAATATGTTGAAGAAACATTGCTAGAAGAAAGTCCACTAACACAGACTGATGAAGATGATGTAGTAAGAGAATATACAAATGGTTAGACTATGTGATTGTTGCAGTAGCAATGCTCTTATATACCAATGGGATAAGTGGCTATGCCACAAACATTGGAGACAAGAGAGAGATAGACAAGAAGAAAAAGAACAACAATATCAACAACTTATAAAGGAGGTACAAAATGTCTAACAATATTTGTTTAGAAGGACTTACTGCTTTTGCTTGGATATTAGATAGAAATAAATGTGATAATGTTCAAGATGGATTAGAAACATTTATGAGAATACCTAATGGAGTAAAGCAACAATGTAAGAATCAAGTAAAGAAAACACGACACAAAAATATTAATAACTTTATAAAATTTTGTATTACAAATAAAAGAGAAACTAATGAGTAATAAAATACTATTAAAATCACACAATGATTTACAGAATATGTATAGAAAAGTAATCAATCTTATTGAAGATAAAAAAGAAAGAGAAATTATACATTGTTTATTTCAAGACTTATCAGATAAACTTTTAGATAATACAAATAATTCTTACCCAATTGATGAAGAGGATTATCATTTAAGAAAATTATATGGCAATCACATTGATAAAGAATTTGAAGATAAATATAAATGAAAGGGAGAAAATAATGTTTGACACAACTAAAGATTTGCGTAGAGTAATAATAGATACACAAAAAAAGGAGAAACTAGTGAACAATTATAACTATAAACGACAACACAATGGTGGAGATATACAATGGTGGCAGATACTATGTGGTCTAATATGTTTAGCACTCATTAGTGTATTAGGAATATGGGGAATATTAATAATCAATGGAGTATGCTATGCCTAGTGGATATATATTCTACGAAGACAATGACAAAGTAGGGATTGTTACATTCAATTCTAACAATGTTAAGACAGGTGATATGCCACAGACTTGGATACTTGTTAAAGATATTAACCCTATTGAAGCAGTCAACACAGGTGCAGACAAGCTTATCTGTGGCGATTGTAAACACAGAGGTGCAGTTGTATCAGTAGATGAGAAGAGAGATAAAAAGTCTTACTCTGTTCGTAATGGATTGAAGACAATCAACAAGCAGAGAAAGTGTTATGTAAAATTATTCCAAGCACCTTATAGTGTGTGGAAGTCTTATAAGAAAGGTAACTATGAAAAGATTAGTTTACAAAAACTATCCAAGTTACTTGCATTTAGATTTGTAAGAGTGGGTAGCTATGGCGACCCTGCAGTTATACCTAGTGAAGTGTGGGATAAGATGTTGAGTAGAACACTAGGAAACACAGGGTACACACACCAATGGCAGAGGTGTGATGATAATAATTCTAGATTCAACATGGCAAGTGTTGATTCATTAGAGGAGAAACGACAGGCAAACAAGCTAGGATATAGAACATTTAGGACTAGACTAGCAAGTGAACCTATCGAATCAGACGAGGTAGTATGTTTGTCTGATAAAGTAGCAAGAGAAGGCAAGAAGCTAGTATCTTGTGCAGACTGTATGATGTGTAGTGGTAACAACAGTAAAGTAAAAAAGAACATTGCAATCATAATTCATTAACCATAATAAGGAGAGAACAATGCCTACAAGAATTAATTTAAAAGTATTTAGCGACAAAGATGTGAGAGTATCTTGTGAGAGAACCACACACAGATATGGAGATGATAAGTATCATTTTAACACAGGCTATGTTAATGCTATACTTAAAAATGGTAGAGATACCAATGGTAAATTTGCTAAACCACAGGTGAAATAATGGGTGAAGTGATAAGAGGTTTCTTTGATAAATTCAAAGATAAAAAGAGTTTGAGTATATTATTCTACAAAGGTTTAACTGAAGTAGGTGGTTGCTCAAATGAAGAAGCTATCAAATATCTAAAGAAATATGGATATGATAGTACAGTCGTTCCTTATAAAAAGTGAAGATTGAGGAGTTATATTTTACGCAATGTTGCGTAATTTATAGCTTCTCAAAATAACAATAACCAAATGGAGAATAACAATGAAGATAACAACATTATTAAAAAGAGTATTATACAACAGAGATAAAGTATTAAACACAACTGCAAGAGAACATGAACTATATGGATATCTAGCACACTATGGCTATGGGTGGTATAAGATGGGAGTAAGTAACAATCCTAGTAGAAGAGAAAAAGAATTACATATACATCACTTTGGTAATGTAAAGATACTAGCTACTGTACCATTAAAAGGTAGTGGAATATTTACATTAGAAAAAGAATCACTAAAGGCATACAAAGATGAGAAGTTAATTGTTAGAGGTGAGTTTGTATACATACCTACAGTAGACCCAGAAGTAGTGGCTCAAAGATATGTAGAGAATGTAAAAACTACAGTCAAGACCTTGAGAAAGAATACATTTAATAGTGTAAGAAAGACCAACAATATCTTGAGAAAGAATGGACATGCACCTATTAAAGCAGAGGTTACTTTATCAGTTAGTAAATAAAGTATTGACACAACACTAATATAGATATATTATTAATTATAACAATGGAGAAACATATGATTAAAAACTTATTTGGAAAATCAAGACCAAAAGAAAATCCTTATGCTATATACAAGCTAGGTGATTGGGAGTGGAGAGTATTAAAAACATATCAAAGAAAAGATAAAGAAGATACTAACCAATACTCTAGGTGGTTTGTTGCAGTTAGAACCCCTATGACTCATGGTGGTTGGGATATGGGAGATACCTATGTTAATGATATTATGGAACATAAACCAGAACTAATACAAGCAACACCTGAATGGAGTAAAACATATGCGTAAATGGACAAGCACAAGTGTAGTAATAAACTCTGCTACTGAAGAAATGGTAAAGTCTGCATTGAAAGATGGTTGGAACTTTGAAGTATTAACAGAGGGAGAACATCTTTGTGAGAACAGTACAGACTTTGATGAGATTATGGAAAACATACATGCAGTAGATGGTATACTTGAAATACATATACATAAAGTAGGAGAGGAATCTGATTGGTGTAATGTTATACTTCATAATGGTGACCCAGACTGTGAGATATCAGACTGTACTGCTGATGGCTACATAGATAAGTGGACTGAAAGAACAGACTTTGGACAGAAACCTTGGAATGATGGATTTAAATAATGAAAAAATATATACACATAAACCAACACAACTATGATGATACAATATATGATAGAGAGTGTGATAATTGTGGTAATATGACAAATGCTTTTGTAGGTTTCTTAAAAAATAATAAAATTTATTGTGAAGATTGTTGTCCAGATAATTATGGAGAAAATTAAATGAAAAAATATATACACATAAACCAACACGTTATTAAATCTAACCACAAGAATAATAAACGAGAACCTGTGATTACTGTGAAGACATACAAGAGTAATGACTATGCTCATGAGGTGCAGATACTAGGTGAGAGTAAGGTTGTGTATAGTCCAGACAAACCTTTGTCTTGTGGTGCAAAGGTCTGGATAGAAACAGATGCAGAAGTAAATATGGTGCAGACGAGAAACACGTACAGGAAACTGCTTAAATAGATTCCTAGTCCCTTCTATCTGGGAATAAACAAAGCCATAACATATACAAGGAGTATACAATGAAGCTACGACAAGAACAAAAACATAAACTTGAGATGATGCTAGACGAAGCAGAAATAATAGTAGATGAGTTACAGAAGGGTACTCTTTCTACAGAAGAAAGAATACAATCTTGGCAGACATTAGAAGCAATATTAAAACTAATGAGGTGGGAGGTTAGAGATGAGTAAAAGATTTAAACAAGTAAAAGTACAACACTTTGCTAGTCTTATACAAGAACTAAAGATAGACGTACTTACACAAGAAGAGTTTGTAAATGCAGTAGAAGAAATATATATGGCTATCTTCAGACACAATACTGATGGAGATTTTGTTGTACCTACTATGCCTAATGAAGAAGGTAATTGGAAGATACATAACAAAGGTCAGACTATTGAACAAGCTATGGAGATAATAAATGAAAGGAAATAATATGACACCACAAGAACATTGGGAGTTACATCAAGGTGTATGGAGTAATCTAGGTTGTGATATGCAAGTATACAAACAAGATTCTGATAGAATAATATATGTTGACAAAAATAGTAAATGGGCTTATAAGTATGAGCATGGAGTTATAGAAAGAAAATTACAAACAAATCCTGATAGGAGGTATAGATGAAATATAAAGAAGTAACAGAAACAGTAACAACATATCCAGAATTAGATGAGGAAGAGAAACAAGCTCTTAGAGATAATCCTAAAACTTGGAGAGTGTTTGTTACAAAAATAATTGTTGAAGAGTTTGTTATTGATTCAGATACAAAAGAAGATGCTGAACATTATGCTATGCAAAAAGCAGAGAACTCTTCAGACCCAGATGGTTCAGAGATAGAAACTATAACTGTTGACTATGCTGAACTTGATAGAAAAACATATCAAGATGATGAAAGAGAATTTTTATTAGAAGAGGTATTATAATGTCACATAGTGGTAACGATATATTAAAAGAACAAGCCTTTGATGAAGTAGTAGACCAATACATAGAGAAAGGATATACAGAAGAACAAGCAATAGCTTTAGCTAATAAATTTAAAGAAGACAACCCAGACTTTTGGGTTAAAGAAGAACCATATAACTATAACGCACAATGGAGGTCATAACATGAGTAAAGAAAAACTATTAAAAGAAAAGTTAATTAAATTAGATAATGAATTTGAATGTAGTATTGCTTCAGGTACACATAGAGAACCTGATGTAATAGCTGATGATGCTTTTAGTGTTATTAGTGAGTTAATTAAAGATGAAACTATTACAGATATTAAATGTGAAGAAGATGCTCACGATTATGTAGACTTTATGAAGGATAGATTCTAATGCCAACAAAAAAAATTAAAAAGAAACCTAAAATTACTTGGGGTTGGATATATGGAGATGAGTGTCCAGAGCTATGGGAACACTTTGGCTTTCCATATCCAGACCCAGATGATAGAATGAAAATTAAGTTTGTTAAATATGAATCAAAGGAGAAAACTAATGGCTAAGTATACATTGTATGCAAAGAAAGTGTATTACTATCGTAAAGATATTAATGCTCAAGATAGTAAGAGTGCAGAGAAAAGAGGTGCTGACTATGAAGCAGATGACAATGCAGAAAGATTGTTTGAACCTTCAGGTGAGGAGTTTTATATAACAAGTATAGAGGAGAATGAAGATGAGTGATAATTTTTTTGAAGGTGCAGTAAACTCAGACATAACTGATAAGCTAGAAAAGTATGAAGAACTATGTGAAGCATTAGTAGGTATAGATGCTACTGAAAGATATGCTCACGAAGATATAGTTTCATATATCTATAACTTAAAAAAGATAGAGGAGAAATTTTATGACAACAAAAACTAAACCAACAATAGATGTAGTAACATTAAACTTAGTTAATGCACTAAAGCAGATGGATGATAAACTCAATGAAGGTTCTTGGGAGTATATAAATCTAGGAGATGTATTAAGATTTCAAGATACTTTTAATGAAGCTATTAGGCACTATGACCTAAAGAAAGAAGGTGGTATACACGACTATGGAGCAGACAAAGGTAAGTACCAACAGTTTTGGCATAGTGATTATGTATGTCATACAGACCCAAAAGCATTTGACCCAAGCAAAGTAGAGGAGGAAGATGATGAGTAACATAACAAAAAAAGATATGGAAGAGTTTTTAAAAAGAAGTAAAGGAACAACACTTACAGCTTTGTTTGTAGATGATGATAAAAACTTTTATTATAATTTAGCAGTTAAACTATTATGTGACATTGCTAATAAAAGTTATAGCTTAGATTCATTTACAGATGATGTTTTATATATGATAAATAATCCAGATATGAAGGTGAAAGATGAGTAAATATAAATATAGATTAGAAGAATGGTCAGAAGATACACGAAGTTATACTATAGAATGTGACATAAAACTTTCAAAAGATGAAGTAGATTTTGCAATTTCTGAAGCAGATGTAGATTATGAAGATTCAGAAACAACACATAAAATTCCATTAGGTGATGGTACTATTGTACACGTTACCTATCATGGTAATGAATGGGGTGATGGAAGTTCAGAGATAACAGAAGGACAGGAGGACTTAGAAGATGATTAAATATATTATATACACACAAAAGAACTGTGCCTTCTGCAAGAAAGCTAAAAAGTTATTAGATGAAGCAGGAGAAGTATACGAAGAAAGATTACTAGATAACTTACCTAAGATAAAAAGATTTAGAGAATCAGGACATAAGACTGTACCACAAATCTTTCTACACATAGGTGGGTACACAGAACTAGAAGAGTTTTTGTTTCCACCAGACATAGAGTTTGATGCAGACATAAATTTAATAGAAGAAACTAGACCTAGTGCAAAGGTGTTACCTTTCAAAGGACAGATAGGTTCTATATCAGGAGATAAAGATGAGTAGAAAAATTAAATGTCATAGATGTAAAGACAATAAAGCATATCCAGAAGATATGGAAAACAATGTGTCTAATCTTTTACTATGTGATGACTGCTATACAGAACTAAGATACTTGATGGCAGATTATTTAAATATAAATTTACAGGAGATTAATGTATGAGTAGAAAAAACAAAGACTTAAACAGGAAAGTTGAGAAACAAACTCAAGACTTTCTAGGATTTTTATGGACTAATTGGGTTCTAATAGGCATAGGTTTTATGATGTGCTTTATATGGTTCTGTGTATGTTGGACTGTGTGTTGGATATTTACAAGCTAACTGTTGACTATTAGATATTTATAATATATAATAAGGAAAGATATGAGAAAAGAAATGTATGTAATAGCTATGCCTTATCCTTTTAATACTAAGCTACCTGATATTTTAGAAGAAGATGATGGTACAATAATGTATTTTAAAAATAAAGGAGAAGCTAAAAGTTTTTTACAAAACTTATATGACGAAAGACAAATACATATGCAAGCATTAATAGATGATAACATAGATATAATGAGGGTACAATGACAATAGAAACATATGAGATAGCATTAAGAGAAAAAGAAAAAGAAGTACATGTTTTAAGAGTTAGAGTAAAAGAATTAGTATCAGTTGTGTCTGATTTAAAAAAAGAACTGACTGCTTTAAAAGTAAGAAGTGACTTTGGATATGATTTAGTAGTAGAAAATCCTGATGCAGGACATATTAAAGATGAGTAACGATAGAGAGAGAAGATTAAAAGCTACAGGAAAATGGTTTCAAGGTAGCATTAAAAGAAACTTATGGGTAAACCATGTGTTTCCTATACTTTTAACTGTAAGTTTTATATTTTATTTACTTACATTATAACAAGCGAGAAGAAAATGAATTTATTAGCAGACGAAATAAAAGAATTAATTAAAGAAAGATATTATGAATATATAGAAGAAGGCTATGAATCTTTTGAAGCTATGGAATTAGCTAAAAGAGATATACATGAATCAAAAGAAGTAGAAATAGATAGTTATAATAAAACATATGATGATTCTTTTGAGGTTGACTAATAGTATTTAATACTATATAATAAAATTTTTAATGGGGATTAATATGGATAAAACATGGCTAGACAGGGGTGCTTGTCCTAAGTGTGGTTCAAGTGATGGTAACGTCAATCATGCAGAAGGATATAGTTTTTGTTTTTCCTGTAACACTAGATTTGGAGAGCATATGGAACATGAGAAAGTAATACCTATACCTACTGAAAGTAATATAAAAACTGTAGGTGTAACAGGTGCATTAACTGAACGTAGTATTAGTAAGGAAACTGCACAAAAATATCATACACAAGTTAAGGTGAATGGTAACATGAATACACATCACATCTATAAATACTTTGATAGTGGTGGAAACAATATTGGTAATAAGATTAGAGATGTAGCTACAAAGAATATGTGGGTAGAAGGTAATGTAACTAATGCAGTATTGTTTGGACAAGATTTATTTACAGGTGGTGGTAAGTATATTACTATTACTGAAGGTGAAGTAGATGCTATGTCTGCCTATGAATTATTAGGTAGCAAGTGGGCATGTGTTTCTATTAAGACAGGTGCAGGGTCTGCTGTACGTGATTGTAGAAAAGCATTTGAATACTTAGATAGCTTTCAAAATATAGTTATATCATTTGATATGGACAAGCAAGGTAAGGAAGCTAGTGAGAAAGTAGCACAGCTATTTAGTCCTAACAAATGTAAGATAATGAACATGGAATTTAAAGATGCTAATGAGTATCTGAAGATGGGTAAACGTGAGAAGTTTTCACAAGCATGGTGGAACGCAGAACCATTTACTCCTGCAGGAATTACAAACCTTAGAGACTTAGGTGATTCATTATACACAGAAGAGTATTGTGAAACAGTACCATATCCTTGGAGTAAGATGAATGAAAAGACTTATGGTATGAGAACAGGTGAGTTGATTACATTTACATCTGGTGCAGGTATGGGTAAGTCTTCTATTATGAGAGAGCTTATGCATCACTTACTCAAGAATACAAAACATAACATAGGTATCCTTGCATTAGAAGAGAGTATTAAAAATACTGCTTTTA